AATATAATGACACCTGAAAAGCTAAAGCTTGCCCGTCACCGCATGGGCTACAGCGTAACAGAGATGGCTGACGCTCTCCGCCTATCTCCAGACAACGGCGCAACAAGCGTCCGCAAGATGGAATCTGGAAAGGTTCGTATCAGTGGGCCTATCATGGTTGCAGTCGATGCAATGTTAAAGGGATATGATCCGTTTGGATATGACGAGGAGGACGAAGATGAAGCAGAATCGTTCTAGTGCTGTAATGCAGCAACGTTCTGAGCCTAACGATAGCTTAGATGACTTTCCAACACCACCATGGGCAACTAGGGCTTTGTGTGAGTGGTTGCGTGATAATCAAGATGAACCAATGCACGCAATGACTGTAAGAGAGCCAGCAGCAAACCGTGGTCATATGGTCAAGCCGCTATCTGAATACTTTGCTCACGTTGAGCCATCTGACGTTCATGATTATGGTGTTGGTTATCCAGTTGCTGATTATCTGTGGGGGCCGTTGCCTGAAATGCGCGATTGGACGATAACAAATCCACCATTCCGATTGGCGGAGCAATTTATACAGCGAGCATTGCAAAGCAGCATGGAAGGCGTTGCTGTCATTGTCCGCAGCGCATTTCTTGAAGGCAAGGCGCGATTCGAAAACTTATTTAGCCACACGCCACCAGCATATGTTTTGCAGTTCGTCGAACGTGCGCCAATGTGTAAGGGCAAGATTGACCCGAATGTATCAAGCGCAACATCCTATAGCTGGCTGATATGGTTTCCAGCCCTAAATGACGTTGACACAAGATTACGATGGATCGCGCCATGTCGTAAGCGCCTGGAGCGTGCATCTGATTATGAGGTGAACGAAAATGGAGAATTCTAATTCACATCAGGTAGGCGGAGACCATTACGCATCCAAGAGCGTTCAGCCATGGGAAGCAATGGAGTCCTGGATGTCGCCAGAAGCTTTCGCAGGATATTTGCAAGGTAATTGCATAAAGTACCTAGCACGCTATCGTGACAAGAACGGGATTGAGGATTTACTGAAGGCGCAGCACTATCTGTCAAAGCTGATTGAGTTAGAGAATGGTTGAGCCTGTCATCATTGGCAACGCCACACTGTATCTGGGAGACTGTTGCGACATTCTTCCGACGCTTGGCAAGGTTGACGCTGTAGTGACTGACCCGCCTTATGGGATTGGTGAAACTAGCGCCAAAGCAGCAACGCGAATAAGCGGCCCATCAGACGTATGGAAAAACCCCCGTGTAAAAGATTATGGTCATAACGATTGGGACGTATTGCAGCCGGAGGTAATATCACTTTGCCGTGAAATTAGCCGCTGGCAAATTATTTTTGGAGGAAATTATTACGAATTACCACCAACATCTTGCTGGCTTATTTGGTATAAAGATAATCCCACATCCCATCAATCAGATGCTGAAATGGCGTGGACAAATTTAAAACGGGCCGTTCGTCATTTTACATGGCTATGGGATGGATTTAAACGTAAAGTTCCAGAGGAGAGGTTTCACCTTACCCAAAAGCCTCTTGCTGTCATGAAGTGGGCAATAAATTGGCTTCCCGATAATACTGACACAATCTTAGATCCGTTCATGGGGAGTGGAACCACAGGCGTTGCCGCAGTTCAGATGGGCAAGAAGTTTATCGGCATTGAGCGTGAGCCAAAGTATTTCGACATAGCCTGCAAGCGCATTGAAGATGCACAAAAGCAGGGAGACCTTTTCATTTCATGATTGCTGGTGTATTGAACAAATACCAGACCTTTTATGGAAGCTGAGACAGATGGCATTGACACCTAAACAAGAGCGATTCGCTCAAGAAGTAGCATCAGGCAAAAGCCAAGCAGAGGCTTACAGAACAGCCTTTAATGTTAAACCGACAACTAAACCAGAGACCAGCCAAGCAAACGCTTGCAGGCTAATGGCAGATAGCAATGTTTCAACAAGGGTTGCTGAACTAAGGGCAGCAGTTGCCGAACGTGTTACATGGACGATGGCAGACAGCCTTGATGTGCTGTCAACGATAGCTAAAGGCTTAGACGCAGACGCAAAGCCAAGCGACAAAGTGAACGCTGTAAAAGCTATCAACACAATGATTGGCCTTGATGCTCCATCGAAGCTGGATGTCACTGGCAACATGGTTACACGCATTGAGCGGGTAATGACTGATGACAACTCTAAAGATTAAAACTCCGCGCTGGTTCAAGCCATTCTTGCAGCCCAGTCGCTACAAGGGCGCTCATGGTGGGCGCGGCTCAGGCAAGAGCCATGCCTTTGCGGAAATGGTTATCGAAGCTCATGTTATGGATCAGCGGCGCAGAACTGTTTGCGTCCGTGAAATACAAAAGTCCCTAGCCCAATCAGTCAAGCGTTTGCTGGAGCTAAAGATTGAACAACTTGGCGTTCAGGATTACTTCGAGGTTCAGGAAAGCCAAATCAAGTCACGGTATGGCGACGGTCTAATTATCTTTGCTGGAATGCAGAACCACACAAGCGATTCGATTAAGTCGCTGGAAGGCTATGACTGTGCTTGGGTGGAAGAAGCGCAGAGCCTGAGCCAACGCTCGCTCGACCTATTGCGTCCGACAATCCGTAAGCCAGACAGCGAACTGTGGTTCACATGGAACCCACTGAACAGCACTGACCCAATTGATATGCTGCTGCGTGGTGAGACGCCGCCACCCGATGCTGTGGTCGCACAGGTAAACTATCGAGATAATCCTTGGTTTCCTGATGTTCTCAAAGCGGAAATGGAATACGACAGGGAGCGCGACCCTGACAAATACAAGCACGTATGGCTGGGTAGCTACGCATCGAACAGCGAAGCGCGTGTATTCCGCAACTGGAAGATAGAGGACTTCGAAACACCAGATGACGCGACGCACCGCTTTGGTGCTGACTGGGGTTTTGCATCTGACCCGACTGTTCTAATTCGCTGCCATGTTGTTGGCAGAACAATCTATGTTGACTATGAAGCTTATCGCGTTGGCTGTGAGATTATGGACACGCCAGACCTGTTCTTCACCATTCCGGAGTCTGAGAAGTGGCCAATCGTTGCTGATAGCGCAAGACCTGAAACAATCAGCCACATGAGAAAACACGGCTTCCCAAAGATTATGCCAGCAATCAAAGGGCCTAAGTCTGTAGAGGAAGGCGTCGAATGGTTGAAGTCATACGACATCGTTGTTCACCCTCGCTGCCAGCACACGATTGACGAATTAACGTGCTACAGTTATAAAACCGACCCCTTGACAGGACAAATCTTGCCAATCCTTGCGGATCGTGATAATCACCTTATAGACGCGCTACGTTATGCGTGCGAGGCCATACGTCGAGCAGTCCCTCCAAAGACTTTCGATGTGCAACCTTTGGCAACTGTGAGTAGGTGGTAAATGGCTCGACTGAATAAAGAACAAAGGTTCCAGAACATCCATCAGCAGGCGATGACGGAGTTCGACCGCGTTCAATCGTCGGTGCGTGATGAACGTCTCCAGTGCCTTCAGGATAGACGCTTCTACTCAATCGCTGGCGCACAATGGGAAGGCCCACTGGGTGACCAATACGAAAACAAGCCGCGCTTCGAGGTAAACAAGATTCACCTTAGCGTCATTCGTATCATCAACGAATATCGAAATAACCGCATCGCTGTAGACTTTGTAAGCAAAGATGGCGACACGGATGAGAAACTAGCTGAGACTTGCAATGGTCTCTATCGTGCAGACGAACGGGACAGCGGCGCAGAAGAAGCATACGACAACGCTTTTGAAGAAGCAGTCGGCGGTGGCTATGGCGCATGGCGTTTACGCACTGCGTATGAAGATGAAGAAAACGATGAGGACGAACGTCAGCGCATCCGCATAGAACCAATCTATGATGCTGATAGCTCCGTGTTCTTCGACCTTGATGCAAAGCGCCAGGACAAGGCTGACGCTAAGTATTGTTTCGTGCTGTATTCCATGACCTATGAGGCTTACAAGGCTGAATGGAATGATGACCCAGCTACATGGCCCAAAGTAATCCATCAATACGAGTTTGATTGGGATACGCCTGACGTTGTGTTCGTTGCTGAATACTATCGCGTTGAAGAAGTGCGTGAGACAGTCCGCATCTTCTTGACGATTCAAGGCGAAGAAGAACGCTATATGCAAGCAGACTTCGACGCAGACGAAACGCTAGAGGAAACACTAGCCGCTGTTGGAACTGTAGAAGTACGCCAGAAGCGTACTAAGCGTAAGCGCGTCCGCAAGTATATCATGAGCGGTGGCGGCATCCTCGACGATATGGGTTATATCGCTGGCAAGAACATTCCGATTGTTCCTGTCTACGGCAAGCGTTGGTTCGTCGATAATGTCGAGCGTTGCATGGGCCATGTTCGTTTAGCCAAAGACCCACAGCGCCTGAAGAACATGCAGCTATCGAAGCTGGGTGAGATCAGTGCGCTTTCATCTATTGAAAAGCCCATCTTGATGCCAGAGCAAGTCTCAGGCCATCAGGTAATGTGGGCA